ACTATTCCTTCAGGTTTACCTACTGAATTACCGCTAACGAATGCATTACCTTCAGCTTTTGCAAACTGCTCTGTAAATTCGCTATTCATTTCTTGCTCTAAGTTGAAAACTGAATCTTCTAACTCTTGCTCTGAAATGTCTACTAACGCATATAATTCATGTGTTGGTATTTCCTCTAAACCTACCGCATAGCCAGTAGTTTCACTTCTAGTTCCTTGTTCTGCAACAAATGTTGCTGAAAAAGTTGCAGTTCTTTTTGGAATCTGCACTGATCTATTAGTTGTACTTCTAACTCTAGCGATTGATCTAATAGGAGATATTTCTGTAATACCTTTGATTAATTCTTGCACATACTCTGGTGGTGCAAGGTAACCAGCTGTATTATCATTTGAAGCAGTTAGAACCTTAATTTCATCAGGACCTAATGCTTCTTTGCCTTGTCTCAACCATTTGTCAAAAACCTTTTTTTCGTGTGAAGAAGCATTTGAATATGCTTTTCCAAACTCAGGTCTTGACATCATAGTTTCAACTTTTTTGACTCTCTCAGCCACTTCATCTTGCGCAAGTTTCTGTTTCGTCACCATTTGGTTCACATCTTCTAACTTGTCTAAAGATTTTTCAATTTTAGAAAGTTTGTCAGATGTTACTGGATCAGCAGAACCATTTTTTTTGATTTGCTTAATCTCCTCTTGGTGCGTTTCTTTAAACGCTTCAAAAGTTTTGCCTAGAGATTCAATAGCTGTTTTAACTTGATCGTCCATTGTTTTATCCTCTAAGTTATTGTTTAATGATACTCGCAACTTTATGTAATAAAGCTACAAGCTGTTTGTTTTCATCAGCATCTCGCTGGTTTAAAGACTCAGCTAATGCTTTCGCACCAATCTTTGCCTCTGTTCGTGAAAGACCTCCTGCATCTCGCAAGATTTTCTCCCAGTCACGAATACTTTTTGAGTTACCTTTTACTGATTGAACCATTGCTTGTTCGTTCATTGGAAAAGTAACTAAGCTAATTTCCATAAGGTCTACTTCTTTAAGAGTTCTAATACCTCTTTTGTTTTCATTGTAACCTTGTTTTTGTGGGTCAGCTTTAAATCCTATAGACATACCATCTAATGCACCCATTTTAAGTAGTTCATAAGTTTCTCTACCTTTTTGAGTTCCCATAGCTAGTTGTCCTTTTACATATAAACCTTTTGAGTCCTCGTAAATATCTGTAAAGACACCTATAGGTTCATCTGTTTTGTGTTGAAATAACATTTTAACTTTTGATGCAGGTCTTTCCGCTAAAGACTTAGTAAAAGCACCTTTTGCAACTATATCATTTCCTTGATCCTCGTTACCAAAGATAGAACCATAACCAGTAAATACTCCTTTAGCATCTGATTTCACTTCTGATTCGAAAACGATCTGTTTTATTTCAGAATCACACTGACATTTACCATCATCATGACATACGCAAACAGATTTTCTTTTTGGTTTCTTTTTATCTTTGTCGTGTTCTTCGCCATAATGATCCATTTGTTCCATTTCGTCATCAGGTTTTGTTCCTGGTTTTCTTTCTTCTGGTTTATGATATTTTCTTCTAGCTTCATCATAAGCCGCATGAGTTCCGCAAGGCATAAAAATTCTTTTGCCATCGTCCATCATTGTATGAATACCTGTACAACCAAGTTCTTTTGCTCTTTCTCTAGCATCATCTTCGTTGTCAAATAAATCTCTGCTATCTGGTTTCTCTTTCATTAATTTATCTTTTTCTTTATCTTTAGGCATTTTTTCTTTTGCAATAATATCTGTTAAAGTTTTTATTGCATTCGCCATATTTGTTACATCTGTCATTGAATATTCCTCCTTTTTATTCCTTGCATTGTATAAAGAATTACACACCGCAAACCTTTGACCTCTTTTAGGATAATCAGTTACAGATGTTTCGTCACCCATACATCTTTCTAAAAAGTCATCTCTTTTCTCTTTATCTTTTGGTTTTACTAGTGGCATTATTTTTTCATGTCTTTTATTTTCTTAACTATTTTTTTTGACCAACCCCATTTATCATTTGATTTGCAGATACCAAAACCTGCAATTAATCCTAAAATAAATTCCATAATTCCTCCTATAAAAAATCAGGTGTAGTATAAATTACTGAACACCTACAATTTATCGTTTCTCCTGGCGAACCAGCTGGATCACCTGGATATTTTAATCTTTCACCACCAACAACGAATTTTTGGTCTAAAGGTATTCGCTGACCACTTGCGATAGAATGTGTAACTCTCGTTCTTGCGTCTTGAATAGCTATCCATTCTTTCTGCGTTCCTGAGATGTTCATGTTCTCAGCAACAGTTTCGTTTGCCCACGAAGCAGTTCTGTGTACTTCTGTTCTAGCAATTAAATTTGCTCGATAAGCACCAAAACCTAAAATGGTATTACGCAACGCATTACCAGTTTCTTCGGTAGACAACCCATCATTGTAACTACTATTTATAACATTTTTAATTTTATTTCTAGTGGTTTCATTGATGTCAGTTACCATAATAGCAACATTTTCTTCAATATACAAGTTTAACTTCCTATCAAACTCACTATCAAAGTCTTTTACATTTTGCATTCTATCTAATGCATAGTTCTTAAAAGAGTTAGCTATCACTGTATATTGAACTCTGAAAATGTTTTGAAGCACTTTTTGGTTTCTGTTTATGTCTAAATCTATTAAAAAGGTAGACCTAGTTTGCCAACTATTGTTGATTTCATTGGCTAAATTACGATAATAATTTGTCATTACCTTATTAAAATTTTTAATAAAAGGTTCTCTCAATCTATTCTGTCTATACCATTCTCTTTCGGCAACTTTCTTAACACCGAATAATTTAACCTGTCTTTCGCATACTATCATTAGTGTAATGTTGTATTTGGTGGCATGTCGTAATCAGATAAGCATATATCTGAAAAATCTATACATCTCGTTGCCATTATAAATGTTGCTAAATGTATTGCGTCTTGTTTTGTTGGTAAAGAAGTAACTCTAATAACTATATTACATTCATTATTACTTTTATCTTCTTCTATGTATAATTTTGTATCTATCTGTTTCATGTTTTCAAAGGGTGTCCGCTTGGTAGTAAATCTCTATCGAATTGCCCACTTCTAAATCTGCCTCGTCTTACTGCGTATAAAAACGCATTTACTCTGGCATAAGCCCATTGTTCTTCGCTTCTAACACTAGGTCTTACTGATTGTGGGTTCGTTCTATAAGCACCAACACCTCTTCTGAAAACTGCACCTAACATTCTTAGGTTTACTCTTTTTCCAGGTTTATCACCATACTTATCGTTATGATCTTTAACTTTGTTTCTTAATCCCTCTCTTATTGCCGCTGTTAATTGTTTTTCTTCTTCTATAAAATTTTCTTTTAGTTCTGAAGCTGTTTCTAAAAATTTATTTCTTTCTCTATCTAACTGATCAACTTTTTTATTAGACCAACTCTGCCCTGCGTCACCACCCCATAATGCCCAAGCAATTCTACCATTAGATGGATAACCTTTTTCTCCAGGTCTAAATCCCTCTGCTCTTTTATCTACTTCGTGTCTTGCAAAAAATGATTTCATTCTTCTGACAGTGCTTGGTGAAAGTTTAACTTTATTAACGATTTGATTTGCTCTTGTAGCACCTATGATAGTTCCGCCTCTTCCAAACTCTTTTCTCCATTCTAAACCTCGTTTAGCTTCTGTCACCATACCATCTGTAGGTATTGTATCTATATCGCTTTCTGCTTTTACTATTTCGTCAATCTCATTATTTAAATCCATGTTTTCTAAATCATCTTCTTGCTCTGTATTTTCTTGCATTGGTTCTTCTGGTATTTCTTCTCCTTTATCTGGTGCTGTTTCTTCGTTAGCTACATTTAAAGGCATTAAAGTTGCTGGAACTAATAAGCTATCTGCTCCCTCGATTGTTTCATAACCTAATTGTTCTCTAGCTTCGTTTCTAGTTAAGATACCATTTTGAACACCTTGCGTTACTGATTCAAAAACTCTAGTTCTTTGTTCTGCCATAGCTGGTATTGAGTCTATGTCATATCTAAGTTCTAAATCGTCACCAAACTTTGGAACTAACCATTCGTTTAAGTCTGATTGTATTCTATCTAATAAAGGTATGATTGTTTCGTTGTATAATGCAAGTTTAGCTTCTGCAAAATTAGAATAAGTTTGTGCGTCTGGTATACCTATTAACTGACTTGGTACACCAAAAATTAAAGCTATGTCTTTTGCTGACATATTTTTAAGTTGTATAAAATCCATATCTTTAGGACTTAATCCCATTTCTTTCCAATCGAAGTCACCCTCTAACAGCATCGGTTTACCTGCGTTACCTGTTCCGCTAAATCTTTGTGTAAGGTCGTTCATTAATTGGTTTCTTTGTAAATCTGATAATTGTATCTGTGCGCCTGTTGGGTCTTTAGGTTTAAATATAACAGCACCGCTTGGTCTTGCTCCATTTTGTAATAAGTTTACATTGTGTTTATTTGCTAAGTTATGTTGATCTATGTCTGTTGCCGCAGATTGTATAGGCGACAAACCATAGTAGTCGTCCATTGGGTTAAATAATTTAATGTGTTTAATTTTAGATTTACCTGTAGCTTGATCTACTTCGTAACTTTCTACAATCTGTCCACCTACCATATAATTGTAAGCATCAGGTATTGCTCTTG